TGACAACTGGAACTACTGTGCGACCATCAACGTAGAGCATGCCGAAGCCTTGCTGCCACGTGAAGAGTCCGCCCTTAATATATTTTGCTTCTTTGTATTTCATCAGGTTTCCGACTTCCATACCCCATACTGTTTGAGGTGCAGATATCCCGTGAGATTGAGTGTGATGGGCAAGGCCCATGCGGTGCGTGTGACCGCACACGACTGACTTGCCTGTACGCATGGCTAAACCAAGGGCTGTAAGCCCTCCTGTGGACTTCATAGAGCCCTCATCGCCGTGCATAAGCAACCAGTTAGGGGCCAGTTCGTATGGCTTTTCATGGTATATAGCACCGATATCAGGCAGGCGCAGGAACTGCGGCAAGTCCAACTCAGGTAGCCCGAGTAACCCAGGAGCACGCATCATAACTGTGTTATACAAACGGTCCGTGTGGTTTGACCGAATGATATGCTTGACCTTGAGTGACTCGAGCACCCGAGTCGTTTCGTCTCTATCCCGTCCGATAGAACGTTCATATTCAAGGGGTGTACCCTTCGACCATTTTGAGATAGTCTGCATATCCATTTCATCTCCGACCGATACCACTTCGGTTGGCTTGTAAGCCTTAATGAAAGCAGCAAGGTTGGCAACAGCACGCTTATCGTGATAAGGTATCTGCAAATCGGACACGCAAACTATAGTTTTCATGGCTTCTTTTTAACCGTTTTCTTTGCAGTAGTTTTCTTAGCACGACGTTTATTTTCTTTAGCGACGTTCTTTGAGTGGCTCATCGCTTGGAGATTGCCAGCGCCATCACGACCAGCCCTGCCACCATTGTCTTTGTGGTCCACGTCAACGGTCTTAGGTAACGCCTTGCCTGTAGTTTTTTCGTAATCAACGCGAGCCTTATTGCTAGACGTCGTAACAGTAGTCCCATCTTTTTTCTTACGTTTGAAAACATAGATTGGTCTACCGCCATTTTGTTTACTTCCTTTATACGGGCCGAATATCTTCATCCCATTGTCCTCTCAAGACGAGCAATCCAATGATTGCATAATTTGCCATATCCTTAAATGAATCTTCTAAGGACTCATGTTGTGGTTGAAAACCTTTTGTATCTTCCATGTACTCGTATAAGTTATTGATACGAGCCAACTTATCGTGCATACGAACCCTTAGACCATTGATTGCACCGCCAGGTGCTAATGATATATTCTTTGGACCGTAATCTCTGTGCTTACTAAGAAGTAACCGACCAAGTTCTTCAATGGTTCTATTCATGTGAGTTTCTAGATGAACCTCGCGTACTAAATACGGCTCAGGCTTTCGGTCAATCATCATTGTCATTCTCCTTTAGTAGGTTTTCTAATTCTTCATCAATCTCTGACATGTGCTGGTTGATGATTGCTTGATGAACTAAATCTTTCATCTTTGTAGTATCAGTCTGTGCTGCGTACAATGTAGCATAAGTGACTTCTGTAACTTGTCTTACAACATCTGGTTTATCTGCATTGTGATACAACTCTTCGAGTAAAGAACCGAGCATCAATCCGTACCCACTTGGTAGTTGGTAGACTGGCTCAAAGATTTCATCATCATCTTCAATGAGATGGTTGATTGCATCAAAGATGTTATCAAAGTTGGTGCCGCATACGCTGCACTGTGGAATCTCAATCACTATTCAATCCTATTCTTTCCCTGATGTAGTCAGCACCGTGCTTGACGTAGACAGAATTGACATCTTCCCCGTCTGGCATGGCGACGATAGTAACTGGCAATTCTCGGGCAAGACTGTTACCGAATTCCTTGCCAGGTTGGTCTCCATCAGTGAAAATAAATACTCTCTCAAAATCAGCGAGTAATCTGGTGTAATGTTTTTTCCATGAATTCGCACCCGGAACTCCAATGCAAGGGATACCAACGCATCCGCTGAGTGTGATTGTATCAAGTTCGCCTTCGCATACTCCAATCCAGTCACCTGCTCTTTCTATGTCTACTACGTTGTACATCTTGGTCTCTGCCCCTGTCATGCCCATATACTTGGGCTCGACTGCTGGATTCAGAGAGCGAAAGCGGATATCTACAACACCAGTCTTGGTGATATAAGGTATCGCTAAACGACCTATGTATGCTTCATGTCCTGTCTCAGGCGCTTCTACTACGCCTAATCGCGCCTGACGTGCTACTTCCTTTGTGATGCCCCGGCTTGCTAGGTAATCTTCCGCCAGAGAGATGCTTGCCGCGTACTTGGCTGCTGCTCTGCCCAATAATTCCTTCTGCGATTGACTTTGCTTCACGTATATCGCACCCTTCTTTCTTTGCAATTATTTGAATGCTATTGCCTTGCATACCACACGCGAAGCAATTAAAAATGTTCTGCCTTGTATTGAAACTTGCGCTTGCATGAGAGTCGTTGTGGAACGGACACTTGAGATTTACTTGGCCGCTGGTGCGGTTGACGTTGGCACCATAGTACTTTAGTACTTCTACAATATCAGGTAGGTCATCATTACTTGTCACCGAATACATCGCCCAACCTTAATACTAGATAGGAATCTGCTATTGACTTTCCTCTGGCTTTGATAACCAAGGCCGGAAGGACGGATTTCTCTTCAATCTCTCTTGCTTCTGAATAATTTTTTGCTTCTGTTTGAGCCTCGCGCGACCAACCGCTGAGGTCAATAGCGTTGCCTGCCCCTGGGGCTTTGCATTCGAGGATGACAATTGATGCGTTAATGAAATCTGCGCGGACAACAACATCGCCTTCATCTTTACTACCTCTTCGAGCAAGGCGTTCAGCGTCGTATCCAAGTCCTCTAAAATAATCTTTGATGTCTGTTTCAAAAGTTGCTCCTCTAGCCTTGTGTGATTTTCTAGTTGTCATACGTTCTCTGGAATATCATCTATGTACATGTACTCTGGATTGAATGCCAGCCATGTCATGAGCGTTCCGTTCGCGTCGGCTCTTCCATAGCGATTTTTGACTGATGCCACGCCCATCGATGTGCCAACTGTGCCGAGCGTACATATGAGAGCAGGGAGTTGGGATACTTTACCTTGGATGGCGCTTCTTGGTTGGCAAGGATTTCCAGGAACTGCTTCCGAAGTATGGTGTAAAACCACAATTGCAGCGTTAGTCGCTCTCGCAAGGTACTTCAACTCCTTCATAATTGCTCTCATAGAAGCGAATTCTTCGCCTCCATCTGTTGCAACATCCATGAGGTTGTCCAAGACAATGAGTGATGGGCTACATCCCCACAACTCCTCAAAGGCTTGGACTTCCTCATCGATGTCTTCTAGTGTTGGTGACGATTCGAACGACCAGACTATATGACTTCCTTTTTGGAGGACTGCCTTTGTCCAACCAATATCAGTATTAAGTTTCTGTTCAACATCTGACTGACTCTTCCCCGAAATCATAGATGCTAAACGCATCGCCATTGTATGAGCATTAGTATCTGCCGAGATATACAATGTTGGTACGTTGGTTTTGAGTGCTAAGGCTAAAGCAAGTGTTGATTTTCCTGCCCCTGGTGCGCCAGCAAACATAGAAACTTCTGAACGTCGTATAATAATCTTGTTCTGTTCAAACGCCTTAAAGGAACTAGGAAGGGGTTCTCCGCCGATTGAGGCTCGTCCTACTGAACGTACTAGAGTTCTCATTCTGCACCCTTCCTAGTTACTTAAAATGGAAATTCTTCCGGTATTAGTTGACGGGCTTGCACTGGTCCGCGCCCTGAGGCATCGGACAGACCCACATTGCGTAAGGATTTCCCGTCTTGCTGGAGATTCCCGACTTGTACTTGCGAGGTCCATGCGTGCATGTTGGACCACCCTGTTGTGGGGTTGTCGGAGCCGAAGCGAATGGAGCCTGCGCCTGGGGCGGAATCGAGGAGAGCGGAGGCGTTGTGCTTGTAGTGGAACCGGTAGTCGACAGGGGGGCAAGGGTACCTGCTCCCTGTAGCAAACGCTGTGTTGCATGAATCTGTGTGGCGTAATCGCCGATACCTTCCAGGAGAACGCTTAGTTCATCCGCGCTGTTAGCACGAATGTTGATAAGGTCTCCTGTTGATAACTTATAGTTGACCTGCAGTTTCCAGTCTTCAGCCATTTATTTGTCCTTTTTGATAGAGAATTGACAGTACTCGGTGAGCCCACACATGTACTGACAACTGTTTGTG